GCCTTGCGCCATGTGGCTACGGTTACGGTGGACTCACGAACAATTTTTTTATTTTTCAAATTTATCATAATTCATAACCCGTTGGGTTTCAAATTTACAGTGTCACTGATACCCAATGGGTTCCGAGTCACATCCCCAACATTTGACACACTTACCCACCCCTCGTGCATAATCAGGACACTATGAATAATCAAACCATAGGCGAGATTGATACACCACTCGAACTACCTGACTGGCTCAGTGCTGGCGATCTGCCTTTACCCTCTACCCCGCTGTCCGTTGCCAATGCCAAGAGCAATCGGGAACTCATCTACATGAAGTTCGCCAATGCCTTCGAGGGTATTCTCGATAAAGTGGCCTCGGGCTACTCATTAAAGAAAGCTCTGGAAGAGGACTTTCGGCAATTCGAAGCTGGGATGTTTATCCAGTGGATGAAGAAGACGGGTGATCTATACAGTAGGTACGTTAGCGCCAAGGAGATGCGTAGTGAGCTGTGGGTGAGTGACTTGATCGACATTGCCGATGCTGACGACTCGATGGAGGACGTTCAGCGGTCACGGCTCAAGATCGACACTCGGAAGTGGATCATTGCTTCAGATAATCGTAAGACCTACGGTGATACCAAAACCATCGACATTGGTGGACAGATCAGTATCCTTGGTGCGTTGGCTGCGGCTCAGAGTCGCACGATTGACCTGATAGACGATATAACAGATGTACCACTGATCGGGGGAGATGACTAATGCAGAAGCCACTTTATGCGCCTGCTGAGGAGCAGCAGTTGATGAGTCAGTTGTGGAGCACACAGCTTGCCGATGACCCTGAGAGCTTCGTTCTGTTCAGTTTCCCGTGGGGAGTGGCGAATACCCCACTGGCGAACTTCAAAGGCCCACGGGCATGGCAGCGGAAGATACTCCGTTCGGTGAGTGCACATATCAAGGCTAATCGTGGGCAACTGGACATGGAGGCGTTGAGGGCTGCTGTATCTAGTGGTCGGGGGATCGGGAAGTCAGCACTGGTTAGCTGGCTGATCTTGTGGATGCTGTCCACCCGCATCGGGTCAACTGTGATTGTCTCGGCTAACAGTGAGAACCAGTTACGCACGGTTACTTGGGGTGAGTTGACCAAGTGGGCCACGATGAGTATCAATGCTCACTGGTGGGAGGTGAGCGCGACCAAACTCGTTCCTGCACAGTGGTTGACTGACCTTGTGGAGCGTGACCTTAAAAAGGGTACCCGGTATTGGGCTGCTGAGGGGAAGCTGTGGAGTGAAGAGAACCCAGACAGTTATGCGGGTGTGCACAACATGGATGGGATGATGGTGATCTTCGATGAGGCATCGGGTATCCCTGATGGGATTTGGAGCGTTGCTGCTGGATTCTTTACCGAGAAGATTCTGGATCGGTACTGGTTTGCGTTTAGTAATCCCCGGCGAAACAACGGGTACTTCTTTGAAACGTTTAACGGGAAGCGGGAGTTTTGGAACGGTAGCATCATTGATGCGCGTACCGTAGAAGGCACGGACAAGTCGATCTATGACCAGATCATTGCGGAGTACGGGGAAGACTCCATACAGGCCCGTGTCGAGGTGTACGGTGAGTTTCCGGCCTCGGGTGAAGACCAGTTCATCTCGCCTGTGACGGTTGAGGATGCGTTTAAACGGGCGAAGTATAAAGACTTGACTGCCCCTATTGTTATTGGCGTTGACCCGGCCCGTGGAGGTATGGACAGTACGGTGATACTGGTGCGTCAGGGTCGTGACATCGTGGCAATCAAGCGGTTCAAGGGTGAGGACACCATGAGCGTGGTAGGTCACGTCATTGATGCCATAGAGGAGTACAAGCCTACCATGACCATCATTGACGAGGGTGGGCTGGGCTACGGGATATTGGATCGGTTGACTGAGCAGCGTTACAAGGTGCGAGGGGTGAACTTCGGGTGGAAGGCCAAGAGTCCTGTGATGTACCAGAACAAACGGGCTGAGATGTGGGGTGCGATGAAGGACTGGCTCAAGACTGCCAGCATACCGACTGACCGACAACTGAAGGCAGACCTGACTGGCCCCATGCGGAAAACGAACTCCAGTGGGTCTATTTTGCTGGAGAGTAAGAAGGAGATGAAGGCCCGTGGACTGGCCTCGCCGGATGCTGCCGATGCTCTTTGCGTAACATTTGCGTTCCCGGTGGCTCATCGGGATTACAATCAAGCAACTACACGCCGGGTAAATGCACAATCTGGCAGCGCAACCACTTCATGGATGGGGTCATAATGCCACTTAAAAAATCTGCCAGCCCCGCTGCATTTCGTAAAAATGTGGCTGCTGAAGTAAAATCCGGCAAACCCGTGAAGCAAGCAGTTGCCATAGCGTATTCAGTCAAGCGCGAAGCCGCTAAACCAACACCGAAGAAAAAATGAATCTTGTTCCACTGAGCGATTGCATCCTGATTAAGCAAAATGTTGCCAAACAGGGACTTATCCTACTGCCTGAGAGCAAAATGTACTCTGGCATCATCGTTGCTGCTGGCAAAAAGGCCACTGATGTTACAGTAGGTGACAATGTGCTGTTCGGTGAACACTCGGGTCAGAAGGTTACTCACGAGGGTAATGACTACCTGATGATGCGTGAAAAAGACGTAATTGGAATCTTCAATGAATAACTCTTCAATGTACGATGTGGCGAAGGTCGCTGCTGGTAGCGTCAAGTCTGGTGATAAAGCAGACATTCTGACCACCATGCGGTCACGTTTGACGATGGCGATCTCCGCGCTGTCCGAGTCTCGTGAAGATGAGTTGGATGACTTGCGATTCTTTGCAGGCTCTCCTGATAACCATTGGCAATGGCCTGCTGATGTCTTGGCTACCCGTGGCGCTGTTCAAGGTCAGACCATCAATGCACGCCCTTGCCTCACTATCAACAAGCTGCCTCAGCACGTCCGTCAAGTTACCAACGACCAGCGTCAGAACCGTCCCAGTGGCAAGGTAATCCCTGCCGATGACAAGGCTGATGTAGCCGTTGCTGAAATCTTTGATGGCATGGTTCGTCATATTGAGTACATCTCCGATGCTGATGTTGCCTATGATACGGCCTGTGAGAACCAAGTGGCCTATGGTGAGGGCTATATTCGTCTTTTGACCGAGTATTGCACTGACGATTCCTTCGATCAGGACATTAAGATTGGTCGGATTCGCAATTCCTTCAGCGTTTACATGGACCCGATGATCCAAGACCCCTGCGGCTCTGATGCTGCATGGTGTTTCATCACTGAAGACGTGCTGAAGGCTGATTATTCCCGTATGTTCCCTGATGCAGTGCCTATTTCATCACTGAACTCCCTTGGTGTTGGCGATCAGTCGCTGGCACAGTGGGTGAGTGAGGATACCGTGCGTATCGCTGAGTATTTCTACTACGAGCACAGCAAAGAGAAGCTGAATCTGTACACAGGCAACATTACTGCTGTGGATGGCTCACCTGAAGACAAGAATCTCAAGCAGATTTACGGCAAACCGAAGCGTACCCGCGATGTGGACATCAAGAAGGTCAAATGGTGCAAAACCAATGGCTACGAGATGCTGGAAGAGCAGGATTGGGCTGGTAAGTGGATTCCTGTGGTGCGTGTGGTCGGAAATGAGTTCGAGGTGGACGGTAAACTGTTCGTTTCTGGCTTGGTTCGTAACGCCAAAGACGCTCAACGGATGTACAACTACTGGGTGAGCCAAGAAGCTGAGATGCTTGCCTTGGCCCCCAAAGCTCCCTTTATTGGCTACGGTGGTCAGTTTGAAGGCTACGAGAACCAGTGGAAGACAGCGAATACGACCAACTGGCCCTACCTTGAGGTCAACCCAGACGTTACAGACGGTGCTGGTGCTACATTGCCCTTGCCACAGCGTGCGCAGCCCCCTATGGCCTCGTCTGGACTGCTTCAGGCTAAGGCTGGAGCCTCTGATGACATCAAGAGCACTACGGGTCAGTATGACTCAAGTCTTGGAGCCACCAGCAACGAGCGTTCAGGTAAAGCGATTCTGGCCCGTGAGAAGCAGGGCGACACAGGCACTTATCACTTCGTTGACAACTTGGCCCGTGCTGTTCGTTACATCACTCGTCAGTGCGTGGACATGATTCCCAAGATTTACGACACCGAGCGTGTTGCCCGAATCATTGGCGAAGACGGTACATCCACAATGGTCAAGACAAACCCTGACCAAGCTGAACCAGTCAACAAGATCATCAATCAAGACGGTATCGTAATTGAGAAAATCTATAACCTCGGTGTTGGCAAGTACGATGTGTGCGTCACCACTGGCCCCGGTTACATGACCAAGCGCCAAGAGTCTTTGGAAGCCATGAGCCAATTGCTTCAGGGTAATCCTGAACTCTGGGCTGTTGCTGGTGACCTGTTCATCAAGAATATGGACTGGCCCGGTGCACAAGAGATGTCGGCACGCTTTGCCAAGACCATTGACCCCAAACTGCTGTCTGACCAAGATGATCCAGCCCTCCAAGCTGCCAATCAGCAGATGGAAGCGATGGGTAAAGAGATGGAACAGATGCACCAGATGCTCCAGAATGTCAGCAAGTCGATGGAAGTGCGTGACATGGAGATCAAAGAGCAGGCCAATCAGATCAAGATGTTTGATGCTGAGACCAAGCGTATCTCAGCAGTACAGGCTGGCATGAGCGAAGAGCAGATTCAGGATATTGCGATGGGTGTGGTTGCAGCGGCTATGGAGTCCAACAACATGATGAGTGGTATGCCTGAGATGCGTGAGTCACCTGAAGAGAACATGGGTGAGATGACAGAACAGATGCCTGAACAAATGCAACCACCAATGCAGGAGATGCCTCAATGAAATGCGCTGACTTCATCGGAATGTTGTTCTTGGCACGGGATGTAACCCATTCCGTTCACCTGAATACCCGGTCTTACTCAAAGCACAAAGCCCTGCGTCATTTTTACGATGACATCATTGACCTAGCCGATGGGTTTGCTGAAGCCTATCAAGGGCGGCATGGTCTAATCGGGCCTATTTCCCTTGTCTCTGCTAAAAAGACCACCAATGTCACCGAGTTTCTTCAGGGTCAGCTTGAGGAAATTGAGAAATGCCGCTACGAGATGGTTGATAAAACGGACACGCCGTTGCAGAATCTGATTGACGGTATTGTTGAACTTTATCTCTCGACCCTCTATAAATTAAGGTTTCTATCATGAGCACCAAGTACGTTTCACAAACACAGTACGGTAAAACCGAACAGTTTGATCTTCAGGTTGGTCGGGGTCAAATTCCCGGACACCAGTCCGTGTTCCTGTTTGGCTACAGTGCCAGCATCACCAATGCAGCGTTTATTCCTGCATGGGAGAACACTGCTGCCTACACTTACCCAGCCTCCGCTGTTGCCATGAGCATCGTCAGCACCTCTGCGTCCGATACTGCTGTGCAGATCATTGTGTTTGGCTTGGATGCCAACTACCACCGAATCAGCGAGACTGTGACGCTGACAGGCACAACCCCTGTTGTCACAACTGCTTTGTTTTTCCGTGTAAATCAACTCGATGTGCTGCCAGATAGCGTTAACCCAGTTGGTGTGATTACTGCCAAGAACGGTGGCGTCACTTACGGTCAGATCGCTGTGGACACAGGTCAGAGCAATATGTCCATTTACACGGTTCCTGCTGGCTACACGCTGTATGGGAACCACATTGGGGCATGGTCATCCACCTCTGTCACATCGGGTGTCTATGCTACGTTCCGCGCTCAAACGCTTTCCCCTGCTGGTACAAAGTACATTGTGTCGCAAGCTCCATTCTTAAACACGTTTGAGTTTGCTTCTAATTTCCCACTGACCTTTACGGAAAAGACGGATGTGCAGTTTCAATTTAAATCGAGTGGTGCGGGTTTAGGTATCGGCACTATCTTTGAAGGCGTGCTCATCAAGAACTTTACGGATTAATCATGGCAAACTATATGCAACTCGCAGCTACCACCCAAGTCAAGGTGGGCGCTGGCAAACTGTTTGGAATCTTTGTGTCAGCTAGTTCTAGCGGCACTCTGACTGTTTACGATACAGGCGCTGGAAGTACCAGCAACGGTAAGATTTCCAATACAATCACCGTAGCGGCTGGCTCTCAGTACCTGAGTTTCCCAGCAGGAATCTTTTTCAATAAGGGTCTGTACATCGTACTTGGCGGTACAGCTGCTGAATTTACGGTTGTTTACGACTAATCTGGAGCAATAAATGGCTGTCCTTCTTTCCCCTGTCGGCGGTGTCGCTGGTCAATTCTTCGACAACAATGGCAACCCCCTCTCGGGTGGCAAGATGTACAGCTATGTGGCTGGTACAACTACCCCACAAGTCACTTACACCAGTGCTGCTGGTTCCACAGCACACTCTAACCCCATCGTCCTTGACTCGGGTGGTCGTGTACCCGGTGGTGAGATTTGGCTGACTGACGGGTTGCAGTACAAGTTTGTCCTGAAGACCTCTACCGATGTGCTGATCGGTACTTACGACAATATCGTTGGTATCAACTCCAACTTTGTCAACTTCCTGACCGAGACTGAGGTGCAGACAGCCACAGCCAGCCAGACCGTGTTTACGCTGACCACGATGCAGTACCAGCCGGGTACAAACAACCTCAGTGTTTTTGTTGACGGTGTGAACCAGATTGACGGTGCGACATACAGCTATGTTGAAACCAGCTCAACAGTGGTCACGTTCACCTCTGGCCTCCATGTGGGCGCACTGGTTAAGTTCACTACTGCCCAGACACTATCTACTGGTGTCACTGCATCTAATCTTGTCACCTACCAACCAGCAGGCACAGGAGCCGTAGCCACCACCGTGCAGACTAAGCTGCGTGAGAGTGTGAGTGTTAAAGACTTTGGTGCGGTGGGTGATGGGGTAACTGATGATACTGCTGCGATTCAAGCTGCAATTGCATCTATCTCATTAGTAACTTATGGTGGTGGTGAAGTGTTTTTTTCAAAAGGAAATTATCTTACAACCTCGACAATTTATATTCCTCAATCTATTACGCTTAAAGGTGTTGGTCGTAGAGGATTGGTTTCTAACACCAATGTTATTGGTTCTTGCATTATTGGTAAACATACTGGTGCAGCAATTGTCAGTATGAAAGGATCGGCATTTTGTGGATTGGATAATATTTGTCTTTGGGGAGATCAAACAATTTCACCTAAAACGGGCTTGTGTTTAGGCCGTACTACAGGTGCAGCATCTTCAGGCAGACATTACTTGGCTAATTTTTTAGTTGGGGGTTGGTTTACAGCAGCGGGTATTTACTCTATTGCCTCAGAAGAAAATACTCTTGTTTCTCCGCATATTCTTATTATTGGCGGCGGTGCTAAATATGCGTTTTACACATCAAAAACGGATGATCTTTCAGTTGATTCTCTTACTTCAGGGTCAAATTGGGGTTCTGGGTCTATCGTAAGTCCAAGTTTTTTACATCAAGGTAATACTGCTGACAGTGCTGCAATTTATATTAATGCTGCACTAGGGTCTTCTGGTTGGAATTTCAAAGGTGGGTTTACAGGTATGACCTCGGGTGCTAATAGTGCCCATGTCTGGATAAATGTAGCTGAAGTTACTAGCGATGCTAAAGACTACATATTTCAAGATTTAGGTTCTGAATCAGTAATTAATGCCACTCCTCCAGTACAGCATTACCGAGTTACATCAAGTATTGGCCCTTGCACCCTTAGTGGATTAGTAATTAAAAACTGTACCCCCGGTCAAAATGCTGGCGGTACAAGCTACTACGTTAAATCAGACGATAGTATTATTTTATCTGGCTGTGAGATTTCTGAAGTAGTTTCTGATCACCCAACGAAAATTTGGAGACTTGAAGATTCAACAGTGTCCATTCCGGGCCAAGATTTACAGATTGGTAGCGCCGCCATTCGATGTATTTTAAATGCAAGAAATACAGTCTCCGCTGGAGTTGGCGGTGCTATTGTTAATACATTGTCACTCAGTCCTGTATATGGGCCTGTGGTTTGGACTGGGATATCTACAGTAAATGACATGACAATATCCAACTTAACTGTGTTTACTGGAAGCGCACAAGTTAATCTAAGAGTTGAAATTGACGCAACTACTTTACCAAATACTTTCAAATGGTCATTGGATAACGGATCAACATATGTTGCCACTAATGTTCCAATTACATCTTCACCACAATTGTTGACCCAAGGTATTTACATTAAATTTGCTTTAACTACTACCCATGCTATTGGCGATTACTGGAATTGTAAGTTTGATCCAGTGTTACTCCCAACTCAGAGTCATTAAATGACTAACAAGAAAATATCCATACTGACAGGGGCTTCAGTACCACTTGCTGGTACTGAGGTAATTCCAATTGTTCAAAGTGGGGCAACGGTTAAGGTAGCAGTATCTGATCTTACGGCTGGAAGGACTGTTGATGGACTTAACTTTCAAGTAGGTGCTGCTGGACAGTTTAGAGGTTCTGATGATTCCAGTTATGTAATTTATCAAGCATCTACTATCTCTGGTGCAGCGGCACTTTATATGAGTGGGTCAACGAGGGGTAGTGGTTTAGCTGGAAGTGCGTCTTTTGCTTGCGGCGATTTCAATATATACAACCCTGTATTCACAGCTCTTAAATTTACCGTGGCTGGTGCTACTGGTAATGCCGCATTGGGGTTTGGTAATCTTTCTTTTGGCACAGCAGCCAAAGGCATCAACTTCACCGCCAATACTCCAGCAGCAGGAATGACGAGTCAGTTGCTGAACTGGTATGAGGAGGGTACTTGGACTCCTACGGATCAATCTGGTGCAGGATTATCACTCACCATAATTTTTGCACGCTATGTTCGAATTGGAAGACAAATAATTGCAGAATGCTATATCCAATATCCAATAAATACTAATGCAGCACTAAATTCAATTAGCCTTCCTTTTACAGCTTCAAAGTACATTATTGGAACCGCTGGCGCATCAGCAGGAAATGTAACTTCTATTATTTCTGTTGGAGCAAATCCACTTGCAAGTTTAAGAAATGTAACACTTAATACTGTAAGTAATATAGCTATATCAGGTGCTGATGTGTTGTTTACGTTAAATTATACAATTTAGGAAAATAATGTCTTTAACAAAAGTTAGTTATTCCATGATTCAAGGCGCTCAAATCAGTGCTTTTGATTACATGACTTCCGCTGAAATACAGGCAGTCCAAACAAATACTTGGACTACAATTACAAATGTGTCCACAGCTTGCCAAGCAGCAATGGATGCTGGAAGCTCTGTTTATTTTCCACCCGGAATTTACAGACTTATTAGCCCGTTATTGTTACGAACACCTAAACAATGTCTTTTTGGTGCTGGTGCTGGTGTAACAGTTTTTGTACCAACAGCGGGATTTACTTCAGCTACTGTTGGAGGTCAAACCCGCACATTTCTTATTTGGTATCAGCCCACAGCAGGAACTTGGGATATTAATACTGACTTTATTATTGGAGGTGTAATATCTGATATTACCCTTAATTGTAGTAGATTGTGCGGTGGCATTTTATTTAATAGAATCACGCAGTCACAGATAGTGACGAATGTGCATATTTATCAGCCAATTAATGGGATTGATAATTATTTAGGATGGTGTCACACATATCAAAATGTATATGTGCAAGGCGCCCAAGTTATCAGCATAATACTCGGGGCAGGGGCAAACGGTACAACTATTCAAGGTGGTTTCTTATTTGGAAATAACTACACTACAGATAGAACACAGATTCATATTGATGTACATACTGGTAGCGCAGGCAATAGCGTATCTGGCGGTGCAATTGAAATTTGTGATGCCGGGATTAGAACCACTGGTCGAGGCCAGATTGCAGTCAATGGTACAGACTTTGAAGAAGTGGCATACCGATTCGGCCAACACTATGGCACTTATTCTGGAGAAACATTAACTGAGGCTGGGGCAACATCAACTTATCAAGGGTGCAATTTTGTGGGTGCCCCATTAGGCGGTGGAATTGTCACACGAGGTGCAGGTGCAGTAGTCGATGGGGGGGAATTTCAAAATTACGATGCGTTACCGTCAGGTGTGGATCAATACGCACTTTACGGGATTCAAGCGGGCCAGAATTTGAATGGTTTGCCGGGTATTGGAGTATCGGCTAAAAACTGCGTGTTTTTTGGATGGGGGGATCAGATTACTGGATACATCAAGAAAGGAATTGTTTCCACTATTTATGTCGGTGAATTGTGTGCAGAAGATATGCGCGTACCATTAGGAACATGGGTTCCAATTCTTACAGGATTTACCACTATAGGTGCGGTAACAATTCAAAATGCTAAGTTTACCAAGATGGGTAATCTTGTAACATTTAATATCCAAATTCAAGCAACCACTATTGCTACGACTGCCACGACAAGTATTATCACAGGACTGCCATTTGTACCATTATTTCCAAGTACAGTAAGCGCCATTGCTGGAACAGTAACAAGCCCTTCTGCTGCTTTAATTTTTACAACAGGTACAGGCGTTATATTCTTGCCAACAAATTCCGCATGGGGTAATAGCTTGGTTATTACTGGAACATACTTCACAACTTAATCTTTAAATATCATGAACCCCATCATCCAACGCCTCAAATCTCGCACCTATTGGGTAGCAATACTCGGTGCTTTATTAACCGCCATAGAAGCCAACAGTGGCTTTATCTCAAGCCTCATGCCACCTGCTTACGGTAAGTATGCAGTGATGCTGTGGCCTGTTTTAATGCTGACACTGCGAGAAATTACTACTTCTGCTTTGGCAGATAAATAGTAATACAATCAAACAAACCGTACCAGCGAGGTTCACTGGGGAATCGAAGGATTCAAAATGTCAGAAGAAGTATTAGCGGAGTCACTACCCGTGCCGACATCGGATGAGACGGCCTCAACCGAAGTTGTAGTTTCAACGCCGGAAACGCCAGAAGTAGCACCCAAGACATTCTCGCAAGAGGAACTTGATGCTGCCATAGGCAAACGCCTTGCCCGAGAGCAACGCAAATGGGAACGAGAACGTCAGGTTGCACCCGCAGCACCCGTTGATATTCCACCTGTCGATCAGTTTGATTCCGTTGAGGCTTACGCCGAAGCACGAGCTGTCAAGTTAATCGAACAGCGTGAACAGCAACGGCAACAAAGCGACATTCTTGAGAGTTATCACGAGCGTGAAGAGGAAGCCCGTGGGAAGTATGATGACTTTGAACAGGTCGCTTATAACCCCAAGCTCACTATTACCAACGTGATGGCTGAGACGATCCAGAACTCTGATGTTGGCCCCGATGTAGCTTACTACCTTGGCACTAACCCCAAAGAAGCAGATCGTATTGCCCGTCTGTCACCTTTCTCGCAGGCAAAAGAGATCGGGAAGATCGAAGCTAAATTAGCTGACAATCCTCCCGTAAAGAAAACGTCCAGTGCTCCAGCGCCTATTGCGCCAGTTACTGCTCGTGGCACTAGCGGTGCAGCTTTCGATACAACTGATCCTCGTTCAACGAAGACCATGAGTACGTCAGACTGGATTGCTGCTGACAGAGCACGACAGGCCAAGAAGTGGGAAGCACAACGTAACCGCTAGTTTTATACTTCTTAAGGAACATTTATGTCCAATTCGATCCTAACCATTGACATGATAACTCGCAAGAGTTTGGAAATTCTTGAAAACAACCTTGTGCTTACTCGCAACGTAAACCGTCAGTATGATGACAGTTTCGCTGTTGAAGGCGCTAAAATCGGCTCCACTCTGCGTATCCGTTTGCCTGACCGTGCTCTCGTTACTGACGGCGCTGCTTTGCAAGTGCAAGATGACAACGAGCAGTACACCACTTTGTCGGTGTCTAACCAAAAGCATATCGGTGTCAACTTCAGCTCTGCTGAACTGACCATGCAATTGGATGACTTCGCAGAACGTGTGCTCAAGCCTCGTATCAGCCAGTTAGCTTCCAGCATTGATGCTGACGTTGCAAATGCTTACAAGAGCATTTACCAATCTGTCGGTACTCCCGGTACTACACCATCGACCTCTTTGGTTCTGTTGCAAGCGCAACAAAAACTGAACGAGTCGGCTGCTGGTATGTCTCCACGTTACGCTACCGTCAACCCTGCTGCTAACGCTGGCTTGGTCGAAGGTATGAAGGGTCTGTTCAATCCAACAGACACTATCAGCAAGCAGTTCCGTAACGGCATGATGGGCACTGGCGTGTTGGGCTTCGATGAGATCAATATGTCTCAGTCGATCAAGCAGCACACCACTGGTTCCCGCGATGCTTCCGCTGCCACCACTGTGACCGCTACTATCAGCTCACAAGGTTCCGTTACTCTTGGCTTGACTCAAGCCTCTGTGACTACAACCATCAAAGCTGGTGACGTGTTCACTGTTGCTGATTGCTACGCAGTCAACCCACAGACCCGCGAAACCACTGGTTCGTTGCAACAATTCACCGCTGTGGCTGACGCTACTGCTGTGGGTGGTGCTTGGACTGTTACTGTGTCGCCTGCCATGTACACCGCTGCTCACGCACTGGCTACTATCGACAGCTTCCCAGTTGCTGGCAAAACAGTGACCTTCCTCGGCGCTGCTTCTAGCCAGTTTGCACAGAACTTGGTTTACCACAAAGATGCGATCACTTTCGCAACTGCTGACTTGTTGCTGCCTCAAGGTGTTGACATGGCTTCACGTCAAGTGCATAACGGTATCTCGTTGCGTATCGTGCGTCAGTACGACATCAACAATGACCGTATGCCTTGCCGTATCGACGTGCTCTATGGCTACAGCGCGATCCGTCCAGCCATGGCTGCTCGTATCTGGGGATAATTAGAATGGGTGTGAAGTTATTTCACACCCTTTCCTCGTTTCACATTTAAAAGGAATTTATCATGGCTATCCCTAATGGTTCTGGTGGTTATCAAGTCGGTGACGGTAATTTGGCTGAAGTCGCTATGTCTGTGCAAGCTACTCCAGTCGCCAAGACTGCTGCTGCTGTCCTGACCGCTGCTGAACTCACAAACGGCATCGTTACTTACACTGGCGCAGTTGCCAACATCACTTTGCCCACAGTGGCTTTGACCGAAGCTCTGGTTTCCAGCGCCAAGGTTAACAGTTCATTCGACTTCAGCATCTTGAACATCGGTGGCACTAATACTGCTACTGTTGTCGCTGGTACAGGCTGGACACTGGTTGGTGTTGTTACTGTGTTGGCTCTGGTATCGTCTACATGGCGTGCTGTCAAGACAGGCGATGGTGCTTGGACAGCGTACCGCTTGGCCTAATTGAACAGGGGGGCTTCGGCCCCCTTTCCATCACATGAACATTTACTTAAAACACCCTGTCCACGGTACAAAAGTTGCCACAATGGAGCTTGAAGCACTGTACGATGAGAAACTTGGTTGGGTGCGGTATACTGTCGGTACGCCTTCTGTCGAACCAGTCGAGGTGGCTCCTGTAAACGCATTGGAAGTTAAGCGCAAATACACACGCAAGGTCGTGACCGAAGGAGTTTAATATGGCAAGCACAGCAGGCGACCAGATCAACGGCGCTTTACGCCTCATCGGTATGCTGGCTGAGGGAGAAGTCCCATCTGCCGAAACTTCACAAGACGCACTGACAGCCATGAATCAGATGATTGATTCGTGGAATACTGAGCGTCTTTCCGTCTTTGCAACCCAAGACCAAACTTACATCTGGCCTGCTGGTGTTCTGACCCAGACTATCGGCCCAACAGGTACGTTCCCCGGCAATCGTCCTGTCTTGTTTGACGATTCAACGTACTACCGTGATCCAAGCACCAACGTGTCGTTTGGAATCAAGTTTATCAACCAGCAGCAGTACAACGGCATTGCAGTGAAAACTGTAACGTCCACCTACCCTCAAGTCTGCTGGGTGAACATGGAGTACCCGAACGCCACAATGACCATCTATCCAAGGCCCACTCGGGAACTGGAATGGCACATTGTCTCGGTCACTGAACTCACTCAACCCGCTACGCTGGCAACTCAGTTGTCATTCCCACCGGGTTATCTGCGTGCGTTTAAATACAATCTGGCCTGTGAGATCGCTGCTGAGTTTGGTGTGGAACCAAGTCGGCAAGTGTCTCGTATTGCCATGAGCAGCAAGCGCAATCTGAAGCGCATCAACAACCCAGACGATGTGATGTCGATACCTTACGCACTGGTTGCCACTCGTCAACGGTTCAATGTGTATGCGGGTAACTACTAATGAAGACGCCCTTCCTTGGCGCTTCTTATGTAGCCCGTAGCATCAACGCTGCTGACAATCGCTGTGTCAACTTGTTCCCTGAAGCCATCCCCGAAGGTGGGAAAGAGGCTGGGTTTCTCAACAGAGCACCCGGCCTCAAGTTCCTGCAATCGGTAGGTGTTGGCCCCATCCGTGCTCTGTGGTCACACCAGACCAACGGCAACGACTTCTATGTGGTGTCGGGTACTGAGGTGTATAAACTCACCAGTTTGACGGGTACACCTGTCAAGATTGGCAATGTGTCGGGGACTGGCCCCGTGTCGATTGCAGACAATGGCACTCAGTTGTTCTTTGCCTGCAACGGCCCCAGCTACATCTACAACGAAGTCACCAACGTATTCCAACAGATTACCGACCCTGACTTTCCGGGTGCTGTGACTGTCCAGTACCTTGATGGCTACTTCACATTCAATGAGCCAAACAGTCAGCGTCTATGGGTCACGAGCTTGTTAGATGGCTTGTCTGTTGACCCATTGGACTTTGCCAGTGCAGAGGGTTCACCTGATGGTGTTGTCGCTGTGGCAGTTGACCATCGGGAACTGTGGGTGTTCGGTACAGACACCATTGAAGTCTGGTATGACGCTGGACTGGCTAGTTTCCCTTTTGCACGCATTCAGGGAGCCTACAACGAGATTGGCTGTGCTGCCCCATACTCGGTAGCCAAACTCGACAATGCCCTGTTTTGGGTAGGCGCTGACCCTCGTGGCTACGGCATCGTGTACAAGAACAACGGGTACACGGGTGTTAGGGTTTCCACCCATGCCATCGAGTACGCCATCCAGCAGTACACCGACATCTCGGATGCCATTGGGTACACCTATCAGCAAGAGGGCCACGCCTTCTATGTGCTGATTTTCCCTAGTGCCAATGCCACATGGGTTTACGATGTGTCCACTCAGGTTTGGCACGAGCGTGCTGGGTTTGAGAATGGTGCGTTCACTCGTCACCGTTCCAACTGTCAGTGCAACTTTGGCTACACGACAATCGTGGGTGACTTTGCCAACGGCAACATCTACTCGTATGACTTGGATGTGTACGCTGACAACGGTCAATCGCAGAAGTGGTTGCGGTCATGGCGTGCGCTGCCACCGGGTCAGAACAACCTGAACCGTACTGCACAGCACAGTCTGCAACTTGATGCTGAAGCTGGTGTCGGTCTGAATCTGGGTCAGGGTTCTGACCCCGAGGTGATGCTTCGCTGGTCAGACGATGGCGGTCACACTTGGTCTAATGAGCACTGGAAGCCAATGGGTAAGATTGGTCAGTATGGCTTTCGTACACTGTGGCGCAGGCTTGGTATGACCATGAAGCTGCGTGACCGGGTGTACGAGGTGTCAGGTACTGATCCTGTCAAGATTGCCCTCATGGGTGCGAATCTCATCGTGAGTCCGACCAAAGCATAATGGCAACAGCACTCAATATCACCAGCATTCCAGCACCCCGTGTACCCATCGTTGATGAGCGCACAGGTACTATCTCGCGTGAGTGGTATCGGTTCCTGTTGAATCTGTTTACGCTCACAGGCTCGGGGTCTAACCCCACTTCGCTGGAAGATTTGCAAGTTGGGCCACCAGTTCAAGAGATTGACATTGGCCCACTTGACCCGTCACCATCTGGCTTTGCCGCCTATGCTGCTGGGTCTGCCCAAGAGTCTCAGATTGCTGAGATTCAGAAGCAGTTGGAAGCACTGGCATCCAGCACGAATGTGAGTGAGGTTCAATCTGAACTGGCTGAAGTTTGGAAGCAGCTTCAGGCACTGCAACTGGTTCCCGAAGTATCGCCGGGTGCTCTAACTGACGGCTCATCCATTCTGTACGGCAACGGGTCTGGTGGCTTCAGCAATGTCACCATCGGCACAGGTGTCAGTTTTACGTCAGGTACGCTGTCAGCTACAGGTACTGGTGGAACTGTAACTGCGGTAACGGGAACGGCTCCAGTTGTATCGTCTGGTGGCACAACTCCAGCAATCAGCATGGCTGCTGCCACAGCGTCAGTTAACGGCTACCTCACCTCAACCGACTGGACTACGTTTAACAGCAAACAGCCTGCTGGAACGTATGTCACAGCGGTGTCAGTCGTATCTGCCAATGGACTAGCTGGTACATCGAGTGGTGGTGCAACTCCAGCCCTGACCCTCTCGACCAGCGTTACAGGCATTTTAAAAGGCAATGGGACAGCAATCAGTGCGGCTGTAGCCAATACAGACTATGTGCCTTTGTCCACGGTGCTGACCAAGACTGCTGATTACACGATCACCAACACCGATACTTGGATTATCAACAACAAGTCAGGCTCTGCCCTGACGTTGACGTTTCCAGCAGCATCGGCTTGGCCCGGTCGATATATCACAGTCAAGAATCTGCAAACTCAGTCAGTTAACTCAGCTTCCAGCAACATTGCCCCCATCGACAGTGCCACTGCTGGAACCGCTATTTTGTTGCCAGTGATCGGCAATTGGGCGACAATGGTATCTGACGGCACTAACTGGGTCATCATGCAGCAAGCCCCCAACAACATCCTTCTTCTGGAGTAACCCATGACAGTCACCGTCAAAGTCCTCATCCCTGCAAAGATTGCAGAAGCAACCCAAGTCACTCAGTACACCGCTACTGGTGTCACTACCATCATCGACAAGTTCACAGCGACAAACTACAGCGCCAGTGCTGCCACGATCTCGGTGAACTTGGTGACTGCTGCTGACACTGCTGGCAATCAGAACTTGATTACCAAGACCAAGACACTTCAGCCAGCAGAGGTCTACACGTTCCCTGAACTGGTGGGTCAGGTGCTTATGGCGAGTGGGTTTATCAGCACGATTGCTGGTACGGCTACCTCGATTAACATTCGTGCTAGTGGGCGTGAGGTCAGCTAATGCAAGTCACTTACGGGCCTGAATTTAATGTTGCTGCCCCCTTGGATATGCGATCACGGGTTGAGGCGCTTCAGGTCGAGGTGTCGAAACATGAACAGTATGAACCCCCTACTCAACACGTCTTTCACGGTGGGATGTACTGTCGTCAGGTGTGGCGTCCAGCAGGATGTCTAATCGTTGGCAAGGTTCATAAGAAGGAACACTTCTACATGGTGGTATCTGGAACAGTTGCCATTACCACAGACGATGGAGTTAAAAGCATCACAGGCCCACAACTGATTTGCAGTAAACCCGGTACAAAGCGTGCCGTATATGCTGAAACGGATGCTCTCTGTATGACTTTCCATCGCGTTGATGCTGATACGGTCGAAGATGTAGAATCAGAACTAGTTGAGGATGACCCACAATCCATGTTTACTGTGGGAAATAAGATTAAAAATCAATCCATTGAGGTGTCACCATGAGTTTTATTACAGCAGCGTTAATCGGGGGTGGTGCGGCATTACTTGGTGGTGCAATGGCATCTAGGGGTGCGTCTAGTGCTGCCTCCACACAAGCAGAAGCCGCCAATCGTTCTGCTGACTTGCAAAAGCAAATGTTCGATCAGCAGATGGCTTTGCAAGAACCTTACCGTCAAGCTGGCATCACAGGTCAGAACCGATTGATGGAACTGATGGGTCTTGGTGGTAACGCTGGCGCTGCTGGTTACGGTAAGTATGCCAAAGACTTTGGTATGGCAGATTACCAAGCTGACCCCGGTTATGCTTTCCGTTTGTCCGAAGGGATGAAGGGTCTGGATCGTCAAGCTGCTGCTCGTGGCGGTCTGATTTCAGGTGGTGCTCTCAAAGCTGCTACACAGTATGGTCAAGAGATGGGTTCGCAGGAATATCAGAATGCGTTTAACCGCTATCAAACCAATCGAACAAACCAACTGCAACCACTCGGTAACTTGATGGCATCGGGTCAATCTGCTGCCAGTAACCAAGGCTCTGCTGCTGGTGCTTACGGTACTGCTGGTGGTAATGCCATTACCCAAGGGGGTCAAGCTGTTGCTGCTGGTCAAATGGGTTCCGCAAACAGTCTGAGTAATGCACTCAATGCTGGTGCAAGTGCTTACGGAAACCAACAGAACTTTAGCGCCATGATGAACATGATGGGTAATCAGGGTGGTGGCACTAACATGACTGGCTTTTACACCCCTCAGACAACCAACTACCTTAGCTCACCAATGGGTACAGGGTACACACCAATGGCAGGAACATTCTAATCATGGCTGATCTTAATGCTCTAATCGCTCAAGGTGCTCAGTTCAAAGCGCCACCCGATCCTTTTGCTCAGTTTGCTCAGATGCAGCAGATGCAACAGGGTCAGCAAGCTAATCAGTTGAACCAGATGAAGATGCAAGAGTATCAACGCGGCATGGAGGAAACTAACGCCCTTCGTCGCCTTGACCCATCTTCACCAACGTATTTGAACGAGGTAATGAAGATTAGTCCTGAAAAGGGATTTGCATTCGGTAAGCTGAAACAGGAAGCTAAAACCGCAGGCACTGAGGGGCAGATTAAGGATACGAAGTTAATAGCTGACAAGCTGGCACTTCTTCCTGATGCGTACCGTATGGCGGACACCCCCGAGGCGTATTTTCAATTGCATAATTCTGTTCACTCAGACCCTGTACTTGGCCCTTGGCTTAATAGCATGGGTGCAACATCGGAAAAAGGTATTGCTACATTGCAGGAAGCATTGCAAACTGGAAAATTTGGTGAGTTGCGCATGAAGTCAATGCAGAGTGTTAGTCAGTTGCTTGACAGCATGAAACCATTAACAGTAGCTGCTGGTAGTTCTGTGTACAACCCACAAGCAGGAACCTTTACCCAAGCACCACGAGCAGATCAATTGAAGACTCCCGCTGAATTAGCACAAGCAATTCAATTGGCACAAGCTAGTCGTGCTCCCGGTGCAACCGTTATCCTGCCAGCGCAGGAAAAAGCGTTTGAGGCCGAGTTGGGTAAGGGTCAATCGCAAAAGATTCTTGCAAGTAAGACTGCTGCCGAAGACGCAGCACAAATTCTTCAAACCAACGATGTTGGTCGTTCGCTTCTCAAGTCTGGTGCTATTACAGGCACTGGTGCTAACTTCTTTGTTGGTCTTAACAATGCACTTAAGCAAGGCGGGGTTGACTTCGGGTATGCAGATGCTGCCGCAAATTCACAAGCGTACGGTGCAGCAATGGCTGCAAACACTGGTAAGCTAATTAAGCAGTTTGGTGCTGGAACTGGTATATCGGATGCTGACCGTGCCTATGCGACAAAAGCTGCCGCTGGTGAAATCTCAATGACTGAGAATGCGATTCGTAAAGTCTTGGATATTAATGATCGTGCGGCACGGAGCATAATCCAAAGACATAATCAGTCCGTCAAAGGTATTAAGACAAACATTCCACTAGATGTTGAAGTACCGACAAGTGGCGCGCCTTCACAACCAGCCGAGAATGCGATTCCCACCAGCCGATCAGCACCCCCCAAACCCGCTGCACGCACTGTAACGCGCACGGGTACACTTGGTGGTCGCCAAGTTATCCAATATAGTGATGGAAGTGTTGAATATGCCAATTGATACCGCCAAAATCCAATGGGATACTCCCACTATTGACCCGTCAACGGTTCAGTGGGATGCCCCTCAATCGTCACCCATCCCAACGGGAGTTGCCCCCACTCGACAAGCTCCGGGGTTTATGACAAGGTTGGGACGTGGTGCGGCATCATTGGCAGACGTTACGCTTGGTGGTGTATTACCAGCAATTGCTCAACAGGTTGCGTACCCATTGGCACGCATGGGTCGTACACCTGAGGAAGCACAAGCTGCCACTCAGCGTGTTGTCGGTGCAGTCGATCAACCATTCGGTAAAGCATTTGGTGTTGCTGATACACCCGAGTATCAACAAGAGAGTGGTCGTCAATTATTAGATTTTATTGGGCAAAACTTTCAAAAGGGTTCTAAGTGGATTTCCGATAAGACAGGTCTTCCTCAATCCGATGTTGAAAGTTATCTTGGAACTGCTGCCATCGCATCACCCGTTGTAGCGCCCAAGGTATCCCGTGCCGTTCAATCAGCAATTGCACCGTCTATGGAAAAAGCAGTTGTTGGCACAAAAATGTCACTTGAGCCACGAACACAAGCTCGACTTGAGAAACTATCCGCAGAGGACTATGCGAGAGGGCCACAGATAGATGCCGTTGCTGAAGCGCAGCGACTCAAACTTGCAATGAAGCCTACCGATATTCAATCGACAACAGGCCCAAGACTAATGGAGAGCATGGCTGGTGAAAAGGGTGTCGATGCCATTACAGCGTTTAATAAAAATCGCATTCGTGAGATTGCCGTTAATGAACTTGGACTCCCACCCACCGCACAACTTAATGGTGAAACAGCATTTAAGCAAGCACGGGTTCAATTAGAAAAACCATACAGGGAAGTTGGAAATCTGCCTATACAGCAAGCAGATGATGCAATGATCCAACGGCTTGAGAATATTCGCAGCGATTTAGATGTTATCGGTGCAAAGGAATACGCACCCGCAATAAGCAAAATCGTGGACGATGCGATTGCAAAAACTCAAACTGGTTTAACTGGTAAAGAGTTGTTAAAGAATGTCAGCGTTCTTCGTGAACGGGCACGCAAAACATACAACAATAAAGCTGCCACAACTGAGGCATTGGATGTTGCGGATACAAATCTCAGAATAGCGACAGAGTTGGAATCACTGATTGACAACAGCATATCCAATCCAAAGTTACTTGAGCAATATCGTGACGCACGACAGAAAATGGCCCGTACTTATGCGTACGAGGGGGCTACGGATTTCAACACAGGCATGGTCGATGCCAGCAAGTTGGCACGCATTACATCTAAAAATAATGCCTTGACTGGTGATATTGCTTCGTTGGGTAAAATTGCTGGGAATTTCCCTGAGCGATTTACAACAGTTGCATCAACCCCTTGGTCAAAAGCTGCCGCACTCGGTAGAACAGGTCTTGCCGGGTCGCTTGGTGGATTAGCAGGGTACGCACTAGGTGGAGATTATGCAAGTGCTGCCATTGGATCGGTGTTGGGGGCTGGTGCGGGTAGAGTTGGTCAATCTGCTGCTGCTCGACAGGTGGCATCACCCGGTTATCAGGCTGGGTTGCAATTGCGTGATATGCGAATTCCAGTCAACCAGTTGGCTGCATCCATGCGACCCGTAGAGCCAAGTGTTACAACCAACAGTTTGGTTCCTTACGATTATTCTCAATCAGTTGTGATGCCGGGTGAGCAACCAAACTTTGTCTTCGGTCGCCCAGAAGCACAGGTCACTGCTGGTATGCCTCAAGGTGGGCCTGCTCAATTGGCTGCACCAAGTGCTCAAGGCACAATGAATGCACTTCGTACCGAACAAGCTCGTGCTGGTGAAATGTCTCGCACATTGGGTCAACAAGCTGAAGCTGCTCAAGCTGCTCAGGCTGCTGCCGCCCCAAGACAACCCGCAACAGGTGGTATCCAGTTTGATCTCGATCCAGTCACAGGTAGGTTAGTTCCGACAAGTGCTGGTGTCCGTGGTGCAACTCCCGAAGTGTTTCAAGCCGATACAGGCGCATCACTCAAGTCGGCTACCGACAAGGTTGCAGCAGGCCAACAGTTTGCAATGTCAGCAGCAGAGAAGGTTGCATGGGACAAGACCCGTGTCGATCTGGCATCGGTTGCACCCGAGTACAAGTCACTGACATCCAAACAACTGTCTGTCAAGATGATGGATCGCCAATGGGTTGCTGACACCATTTCAAAGATTCAGGAGAAAATTGCTGCATTTGATGAGATTGGTAAACGTGCTCAAGGCGCAGACGCTATTCGTGCAGCAGTTGTGGCCCGTGACAAATTGGCAGACACATTGATGACATTGGAAGAAACACTGCGTCCACCTCGTCCAGTGTCGGGAACTACTCAGGGGCCAAAGACACGCGATTTCATTCGCAATCAGTTAAACCCTTCAGCAGTTAACCCTTCAACCAACGCACTTGCGCCATAGTGGTCTAAAATGACGAAACTCACTAATTGACCCACATCATGACCCCAGACGAACGTGCCGAATTTGCCGCTGAAATAGCAGCAGCGATCCGAATCCGAAGTACCGACACAGGGTTATCAGAGGAAGAGCAGCGGTGGGTTCGTCTGGCTATTCAGGTCGAGGGGCAAAAGTTAGAGTTTAGAAAAACCGTGATCGAGAAAACCCTACTCAGTCTTATTTGGGCTGGCATGGTTGGTCTCGGTTACATCGTTTTGGGATGGGCTACAAATCATGGTTACAAGCCTTAACGAGCAACTTCGCAGGGATGAGGGTGAAGTCTTATCGGCTTACCCTGACAGCCTTGGTTATTTAACTATCGGTGTTGGCAGGCTCATAGACAAGCGCCGTAACGGTGGCATCACCCCAGAGGAATCGGCTTACTTGCTGAACAACGATATCAAGCGTAAGACTGCTGAAGTCTTTGCAGCCCTACCGTGGGTCAAGGACTTAGATCAGATCAGGCTCAACGTCCTTATCAACATGGCGTTTCAAATGGGCATAGAGGGCTTGTTGGCCTTCAAAACCACCCTATCCCTAGTCCAAGGTGGCAACTACGAGCAAGCCGCTAGAAACATGATTTACAGCAAGTGGCACAGTCAGACACCAGAACGATGTGAACGCCTTGCCAAACAAATGAAAACTGGGGTCTGGCAGTAATGGACTGGCTGGCTACCCTCAAGTCAGTTGCCCCAACGGTTGCCGCAGCCCTGTTCGGGCCTCTCGGTGCAGTCGCCGTGGCATCCGTTGGGGAATTGTTAGGCTTGTCGGGAGCCACCAAGGACAAGATCAGTGAGATCATCCAAGCAGGCCAGATGACACCAGAACAGATTGGTAAGCTCAAAGAACTCGAACTGGAGTATCAGAACAACGAGAAAGAGCGTGGGTTCAAGTACGCTGAACTCAGTTTTAAAGATCGTGACTCAGCACGCACAGCCAACGTGTCAGGAGGTACTCAGAAGCCCTTGTTCTGGTTGAGCCTGCTGCTGCTATCTATTACCCTTGGCACAGAGTGTATGGTGCTGTTTAAGGGTTATCCCGAGGGCACTGACCCATTGGTGGTGGGTCGTGTACTGGGATTGATGGATGCCGTTGCCATGCTCGTCCTTAGTTACTGGTACGGCACGACAAACGGATCGGCTATGAAGACTGAACTACTCGTTGCGAAGCCCTGACCGGGCTTCCAAGCACTCCAGCAGCTTGTCGAGGTAGTGGCGTGCTTTCTGCACATCCTTGAGTCCATCCTTGTCCTTGTACCGGGCGATGTACTTGATGACGTTGCCACGCAGAAATCCTTCAAACTGTTCTGGACTCATCCATGACTCCATTGCATCCCAAGGCTGCACCTTCTTGCTCTTGTAATGATCCCCACCGACTTGTAACTCATTTGCACTCATTTCATATCCTTGGTTAATTGAATATCGTGTGAACGGGGTTTCCCATCCAGTATCTTGTGTAGCCGTTTCTCAGTCAGGCGGTGGCAGTGAATCATGGTCCTGGCAGGCAGCGACTCAAGCACCATCGCGTAGTCTTCCAAGATAGCCCGCACCGCCTGTATACCAACACCACACAATCGAATTGGTTTGCCGTCAAAGCTACGTTTACCAGCTTGCGCCAAAGTGCTCATGGCGTCGAACAATAAATTATTGGTGTCCTCGACGTGGCCCAGTTCTATCAGGGTCTCCATCAGGTTTACAGCATCAGAGCACACCGCCCAGTCATCACGAGTGGGTTCGGGTGACGTTTCCATCGCAATCAAACCCTCCCACATTCGCGTGAGCTGGTGGCGGCGCTGCTTTTCGCTCATCGGCTCGGTGGGGCTGGCAAGCATAGCGTCCAGCATCGAGTAAGTTTTTAATCTCATTTTTCTTTCCTGAATGTGGGCAACGGGAACCAGTAATCGAAAAACTTATCGTCCGTTGTGTGCTGGCCTTTTTGAGCCACGCCTGAACGCTTGTTAATCAACCACATGGAGACACCGCGAGGTGTGTACTCGTCGATCTTTATCCAGTGACAGCTTGGAGCGACTACCGCAGCGCCGTAGGCTGTTAGCTTGTACTCGGGGGTCATACGATTTTGTTTCCGTAGTCATCGAATGTTCGTCCTTGTGGTGGGCAACAAGTGTGAAGACTGACCGGACCAAGCGCACTCATAAGCCGCTTACCGCAGCGTGGGCAGAAGTTGCGCTCTTTGGCTTGGTCTAGCTGTGTTTCAAGCACACCAGCGTCATAGCCGAGTTTGAAACTTTCTTGAAGCTCTTTACCCATGCGCTGCATCTCTTTAACTAGCACAGCCTTCTCGTCCCAATCTGGGTTAAATTCAGCCAATGCCGTGTGTGCAGCGCGAACCGCAGCATCTTCAAGGCTTACCCGCGTGTCGCGTTTAATTGATGCCAAATATTTTTGGCTCAGGTCGTTATAGTATTCGTCTTTAGTCATGATTGAGTTCCTTTAGTTTGGCTTCAGTTGCTCTGGCATACGCTCGGTGCGCGGCAAGCGGCTGGCCCGACATTACCCCCCATTGCGCTGTTGTTACTGCGTCGATCTTTCCATCCGTCAACCCAACCCACTCGCGCTTGATCGCTTGCTTATGATGCGCAACCCCTGCGTTGTGACCTGCCTGATATGACTTGCGATCTGCGTCTGTTAAGTCTGGCTTTGGAAACGCTTGGGCGCCTGAAGTGCCGCAAAATGGACACTCAATAGACTGCCAGCCAAGCGCAGCTAGTTGCTTAGGTGTAGGGTCAGGCTCAGTCCGTACCAATGCACCGGGACGATATGCCATGTCTTCAGGTGTCCACTGCTCCAAAGGTATCCCGTTGGGGTGCTGGTCATCCACTACAGTGACTTTGTAAGTAGGCTCCTGCTCTGGTGTTTTCATAGCGGTGCATCCTCAAAGTTGTTAGGGTTGAACTTAGGCAAAGGAGCATTGAGCTGCTTCACGGGTAGTGTTAACGGAAAGGGCCACATTATTTAACCCCGGAGTAGTACATGGATCGGCGGTTGTTGTGCTCTCCTTTGCACGACTCCTTCGTCACTAAACCCAGCCTCTCAAGGGATCGTAAACGGGCATACATCGTGCTGGAGTTCCTGTCGAGTAGTGAGGATAGTTGTGCAAGGCTTACCGGGCCGTGTGTGCAAACTGCGGCGAATATCCGCGTCCTTGCTGGGCTGGCCTGCACCCGCACTGGGGGCCGAAACGCTCGGTTACGAATCCTTTGCTCAACATCAACGTGGTGCAAGTGCGCGGGCAAAGCACCGGGGTAGTGACCCCCGACCCAACGTGTTTGTGGTGTGTAGTTCATTTTTTTATCCCCGTCCACGCAGTACGCGGCTCATTCGAGTGTTTGATGTAGAAGTGAATCAAGTAGTTGAAGATTTGGATGTAGCTCATTCGTATACCTGTGTGATTGGCTAAGGTCTCGCGTATCAAGTCAACATCTTGGTTCACACTTACAGTGATTCGTTTCGTGCTCATACCGAAAATCCCCGTGACTTCATCTTCAAGTGGTCATCAGCACCCGGACGCATTTGCTGGAACACCTCACCGTCACCAGTACGATAAGTGGTGCGATCCCAAATATTGGATTTGTTAGGCAGTGCTGCACCGGGCAACTTGGGCATCAGTACAGCGCCACCGCTTACATATCGTTTAGGGTTCTTATCGCTCAGTGGCGGCAACACATGGCTCAGGCTCTGGCGATTCTCACGCAGGATGGTGCGTGTGCGTTCAGCAACAGTGCGAACAGTCTTGTCGATAGGCTTGGTCATTTTGCTCCCCCGATATGCAGATAAGCTGTGAGGCGTTTGATGCGGTCATTGTGGTACTCAGCCATACGTTTAGCGTATTCTTGGCTTGTCTGGGCTTCTAGCAAGCTGCGTTCAGCTTGTTCTAGTTCCCTCAAGGCCAACACTTCAGCACTGGGTGCTCTGAACATTTCAATCAATTTATTAAACATTACATTTCCTTTTGGTTACGGTGTACAACAGTGTATCACAGCTTTCTAGCCTGTCGGTATTCTTTTATTGCATTTCTCAAACTACTTTGGCTTTCTGCTTTGGCATCAAGTGCAATCCCCTGTGCTTGGTCAAGTGTGTCCTGCATCATGATCCTGTGGCAGATCACTGGTACACCCTGACCTTGCCTGCGAACTCGTGCGTTCATCTGTTCATACAGATCAAGGCTCCAGTTAAGCCCGTACCAGACTACGATGTGTCCGTTGGCCTGCAAACCGTCGATACCGTGGCCCATTGAAGCAGGATGACCGATCATCAGTAAGCAGTCATTGGTCTTCCATCGGTGCATGGCATTGACCAAACTTGCTTCAGACTTACACTCTGTCAGGTTAATCGGACGTAGGTGTTTAAACTTGGTCATGATCCGTTCAGCATCAGACCGATAGGCATACGAGCACAGCACAGGGCTACCGTTGGCTTCGTCAATAATTTCCTCCAGTGCCTCTAGCTTGAGGTCATGGATCGGTTCCCACATGGGCATCCCTGCCACCGGGTACATAGCGCCGTTGCTGAACTGGAGACACTTGTTAGTCAGTGAGGCTTGGTTAAACACCTCGACCTCAGCGCCACTGTCCAAGCGTAAGAAGAACTCTTTTTCCATCAGGTCATACCGAGCACGCAGACCCAGAGGCATTTCAATCTCGACGTTGTTGACGATCAAGTCAGGCAGCGGGTTGTAGTCCTCAGCAGACATCTCAAGCGTGATGTCACCGATCAGCTTTTTGATCGTGTCCTCGGTGTCATCATAGGCAATCTCTTTGTACGGGCCAATCTTGCGGTAGAACCGTGTCCTGAACGCAGTCTTGGACACACCTAGTCGCTCCCCCTTGTCGATCACCAGAAACTGACCATGTAGGTCTTTGTAGCCGTTGCTGGCTGGTGTACCCGTCAACCCGGTAGACCAGACGAAGTGATCCAGAATCTTCTTGGTAGCCTTCACTCGGTCAGTCGCAGAATTTTTCATCTTGCTAATCTCATCCCACACGATGCCATTGAAGGGGAGGGGTCTGTCCTTCTTGATGAAGTAGGTCTGGATCGTCTCCGCTAACCATTTCAGGTTTTCGTAATTCACCAAATAAACGTCAGCAGGACGAAGGAGAGCACGGGTGCGCTGATCCTTAGTGCCTGTAATCATGCTGAATCTGAAATGCTTGGTGTGTTCCCACTTCGCAGCTTCTTGTCGCCACACCAGACGGATAACCCGGATGGGGGCAACGATGATGACAGCGCCAAGGAACTGAGTCCTGATAAGGTGGGCAATCGTGGTCAGAGTGATGACCGTCTTCCCCAGCCCCATGTCCAGCCACAACATCGAGTTGGGATGAGAGCACTGGAAGTTGACAGCCTTTTGCTGGTACTCATGTAGTAAGTTTGGAGTAAGCAGTTTCATTTTGACCATCCCATTACATCAATCATTAACTTACCGTCAGCCACGTTGTCCACGACAAAGACAAGCACGTTCTGCTGGCGCAACTTCCCATGCTCACGCTCCTGTGCTGGTGTGGGCTTCTTACCACCTCGTTTGAACTCGCAAAAGAACACACGACCATCGGGTGCAATGAACAGTCGGTCAGGTACAGCGGCACGGGCGGGACTGGTGAACTTGTAGGTCAGCATTCCCTTGTCGCGTGCATACAGGCAGACCTTGGCCTCTATGTCTTTTTCAAGTGGATCACTCATTTTTGAATAACTCGGTTCTGCGTGATTCACGCAATGGCTCACGCTTATGGTTTAAAACATCACGCAACTCATAAATCAATTCGGTACTGTGTGCATACCGATCTGTTTTAATGTAGTAACGGTTGTAGGTTTCCAATGCAGTCAATGCTTCAGCAGCTAGTTTTTCAAGTGGATTGCTCATGCTAGGCCCAATGTAAGTTTTTCAATCTCTTGGATGTAATAGTCGAAATCGACAGGCAATGTTGCATCCCTGATGTCGTTACATACTTGAACATTCCACCCAGACTCAATACCAATCGGACGCCACTTGAGTGGGTTCTTGGCAAGGGGTGGCATCCACTTCATCAAGGGTTTACCCTCCTTGGCAATGTAGTACCGACAAATGTTCTGCACCTTTGTTTCACCCCATGCGAGGTGACTGGATCGTGGTACTTTTGCACGCAGCATAAAGTCCATTTTGTCAGGCCAGTTCTCCACAGTCTCACGAATAGGTGCACCGTCAATCAGTACCTTCTCGGCAACCTTGGCAATGACCATGCCACCAGCGTTTTGATGCCACTCTAGGTCATGCTCGTATGCGCCTTTGCGTTTTATACGCCCATCCTCGTATACAGCGATATAGTTATTTACATCCCGGATCATCATGGTCTTGTAAATGGCTTCTTCAAGCTGTAACCCTGTGCGATCCTGCCAAGCTACTCGGGCAATGTCGATCAACCACTTGTTAGCCCTTGGAACACTGACAGTCAGACCATCGGTGTTTACCTGTATCAGCTTCAAGTTTTCAATGTGCATCAGCCCTTCAGCCAGTAGGCACAGAAGCAGTTGACCGTTGAGCGTGATGCTCATGGTGAACAGGGGGTCGTAGAACACGCTGAACTTGTTATTGCTGTCGCCGTATGTACCGTTAAGCGCCAGCTTCAGCATGGCGTTTTCTGCACTACCCTTGGGGTAACTCTTGCGCTGCTCGTACAAATCTTTGTAGATTAAGCAGAATGTCTCGCCTAAATGTGCCGGGTGAAAGCCGTTAACAATTGCAAGATTTGGATAATAAGAGCTGACATCCAAATCCACAATAACAGTTCTTTCATCCGAGTGGATAATTTCGGACTCAACAGACCCATGAATGCCACCAAGCCCAAACACAAACTCAAACCCGTTAACAGTAGCTGTGACTTCATTGAAAATCCCCTTAGTTTCGGTAATGGTCTGACTCTTGAGCCAGTTCAGGATACGGGTGAACTCAGGCTGCTGGAAGTCGATCCACGGCAGGATGGCATCTCTAAGCGCGATGCTGGAACGCTTGCTCTGCTTGGGTGTGCGCCCCATCGGGCCATACTCATAAGTCGAAACACCAGCTTCCTCTAACTTCATAATGAAGTAGTCTTTGCCGATCTTGGTGTCGTTGTGGTTCATGAAGTCACGACCATACTTAACGGTCAATTCTTCACGGAACCGAATCATGTCCAGCGTCTTGAAGTAGAACTTCTTGGTCTGGGACACATCATGTGCGTTGTACTGCTTCAGCTTGGGCAGTTGGTCTTGTGTCAACTCAGTGCCTACCTTAAACGGTAAGTCTTCAATGTTGTCACTTCGCATATTGAACTCAAGCACCTTCAGGCCAGTAGCCCGTGCCTTGTTGTCGAAGTGGTGAATCTTAAACAGGTCAATCTGTTCAACATAGCGATCACTGGGCTTGACTGAGTGCATCCATCGGTCATCGTCATCCTGACCAAAGATAATAGCCTGAGCCTTTTGGTACAGGGTGTTGGCATCACTGTTGCCCATCTTCATCAGCATATGCAGGATCGGATAATCGAATCCAAGGCTGTTAAAGCCAATCATGCGCGAGTTTGTATCTTTGAGGTGCTGGACGAATGAGATGATTTCCCTGCTGTCATTTCGCCAAGGGCTAATCTCAAAGGCCCACGTTATCGGGTAGTCAACGTGCTCCACTGCCATCGTGAACACGTTTGGATACGTTTCTAGGTCATAAACAAAGTCGTTACTCATTACGATTACCAGTTAGGTGGGGGTACTCGCTGCACTGGTTGGATCCGAACCAACGACTCGCCCTCGAAAGGCAGCTTTTCCAACTAAGCTACAGAATCCGCTTTCCCCCCGATTACATTACGCCAAGAACGATGGCAGACCCGGCATGGCGGCAGCTACTGGAGCAAAGGGATTCGCACCACCAACAGAGCCAAACATACTTGACGCATCGGTAGCACCTTCACCGAATGCAGTATCGTCACCAGCAAACTGAAGAGCAACCAGATCGCAACGGACACCGTTACCATGCTTGTTCACTTGGAGCCAAGGCTTCACGGCAGCGTTGACACGGCATCCACCGTACATCTTGCGAGTCAGGTTCTGGTAAGCCATAGTGTTGTTTGGATCAATGGCTTGACCATTGGCTTCAATGATCTGTGGCTGTGACTCACGACCTGTGGTGACATACACGTTGCCAGCATAGCCATCGTAAGGCTTAAAGGTTTTCTTGTTAACCTTTTCCTCACCGACACCAAAGCAACGCAGCTTGCGATCAGCTTGGATCATGCCCATTACTGTGCTGGTGTGCTCAAGCCACTTAGCCAAGGCCATAGCACCGTAACGCTGCATGAACTGAGCGAAGCCGGGATGATCTGCTGGCATTAACAGTTCACAGTTGTAACTGATACGTTCCTTACCAGTGACCTCGTTCACCTGACGTTGAGGTTCAGCGATATGAGGGAAGGACAAACGGACATTCGACAAAAAGATAATATCTGACATTTTTTACTTTCGTTAATTTACAGTAACCATGCTGGCAGTGTTTCCACTACTGGCGCTTCTACCGCACTGAACATCGGTGCGGCATTCAAGACCACGGCAACCCGTGAGTCTGATTCGGGAACAACGGTCAAGGAGCCAGCCAACTTGGTGACGTACTCAGTTTCCATTGTTTTCAATTGACGTTCTGACAGTTGCTTAGTGACCACCTCGCCACCGACTGTCTTAGACCATGTGAGCTTCTCGGCCTTGGCTGGACTGACCAGCTTAGTCTCATACACATTGCCCTTGGGAACACCCATCTTGATTAGCTTCTGTGCGATCTCATCCTCAGTCAGTGACCAAGCACGGGAACCACGACCATTCACCAGCTTCAGACCCGGTACAGACTGACCAGCTTTCATACGGCGCAGTGCTTCCTTCTCGACAGCTTCAAGCAACTGACGCATCAGGGGGGCAGCTTCCATGATCTGGGTAAGCTGTGCATTGTCCATTGTGGTGGGGTCTTTGTCGGCTGACTGTTGCGCGACATCTAGCACTTGAGGTTGTGCGACTGGTTGAAACATGATACCGATCTCCTTCATTACATTACCTGCCAGCGCGGTACAAGAACCTTTAGCGCGGCAGAATTTACATTGACTTTCACCCGGTACGAGTGGGGCATCTATGGCATCGGTAGCTGCTGCTTCCTTTACCATTTGACCTATCTTACCAAGAATATCCTTAGTGCTGACCTCGTGTGATGAAATAGTTGGAAGATTTCTTGTTGCCAGTTTAGGCTGAATGATTGTCATCCGAATACGCGTGATGGGATAGGCTGCATTTACAGGCAGTTTAAAGCCAGCCAGCACACCCATTGCATACTGCTCAAGCTGATCGTTGTCCTTGGCGCTTACGATGCCCATACCGTCTTTGTAGTCGATCAGTTCAAGCAAGTCACCACCAATAATCTGCACGTCCACTGTGCCGCCCATATCATCACGGCCCAACAGGTAGGCAGGCTCGACACGGCACTCAGTCAACACCTTCAGGTTCAAGTGACCTTCTTTGACCATAGCTGTGGTTCGTCCAGTGATGTAATCCAGCGCAACTTGTACACGGGCAGCACGGGCAGCATCCACAGTGAACTCCCCCTCGTGATCTGTCATGGTCTGACCAATCAGCACCGAAGCGTAGATGGAGCCAGTCTTAAGACACTTCTCCAGCAACGAGTGGGTGTGCGTACCATCTACAGCAGCAGGGCCGGAACCCTCATCAGGGAACTTGGCTTGTTCCCGGATGGAACCGGGGCAGCGTTTCCACTGCCCCCGCTTGCTCGGGGAAAGAGTAGCGTGGGCAGTCATCTTAGGCCTTCAGGGCTTCAATGCCGATGAACAGAGCACCGTAGTGGGCAGGGTTCACATCGTTGATGTTCTGATAACCCAGACCAGTCAACACACCCTGAATGCCAGCACCCTTGACCGGGCCAAGCGATTTGTACGAAGTCATCACAAAGTCGATCAAGCCTTTGGGGTCACTGAATGGTGCAGTACCGGGTACAACTGGAGCAACCACAGGAGCAGTGAATACGGGTGGGGCTGGCATTACTGGAGCCTGAACCACTGGTTTGGACTCCACAACAGGAATAACCACTGGTGCAGGCTCCACAACGGGAGCAGCAACCACAGGTGCTGGTTTTGGAATAACAGGAGCCACAGCAGCCACAGCAGCCACGGGAACGACTACACTTGCAACCTTTTCACGCACTTCAGCGGGAAGGTGGTCAACAAGTGATTGAATCACTTTAGTGTTGGCAAGGATTGCTTGGGCAATTGTGAGGATAACTTCATTGTTGAACATATAGACTTTCTTTACGAGGGTTTGGTTTTACTGAGAGGCGGTCATCCATGAACGCTTCTATCATTTCGCGCAAGACTTCTGATACACCACCGTATCTAGTAGCCTTGTCGTGAAATTTCTTGTGATCGGCAGGTTTAATCCTGACGGTCAAAAACTTGGTGCGGGGTTTAGTTGCCATAATTTAATTCCGTTTTGTTGCCCAAATGATAGCACACATCGGATACACTGTGCAACATGGACAACAAAATAAATTTAGAACGGGAAAATATGAGCGCAATGCCACACGTCACGCAACACCCTGCATCTGTTGAAGCCTACATACGCCACGGGTGGTCACTTGTACCCATCCCCAATGGAACCAAGGGGCCACGCACACCCGGTTGGAATCTTAAGGAGAACGCTATCAAGTCACAGGCTGATCTGCCCGCTGGCTACGGTATCGGTCTGGCTCATGCTTACTCAGGCACGATGGCATTTGATATTGACGAGTGGGAGATGACTGTCGAAGAACTGACACCACAGGGTGTCGATTTACAGGCACTCTACGATGCCAACGATGCCGTGATCGTGGACAGTGGGCGTGCTGGTCACGGTAAGCTGCTGTACTCCCTCCCGTTTGGCCTAATCCTCCCATCGAAAAAGATCACTATCAAGGGCGTGACAGCCTATGAACTGCGATGCGCCACTGTCAATAATCTGACAGTCCAAGATGTATTACCCCCCAGCATCCACCCAGATACCCATCAACCCTACCGCTGGGCAGGCAAGGGCCACTGGACACGCTTACCCACTATCCCCCAGTCCCTGCTTGACCTTTGGCAAGGCTTACTTGAAACTGACAAAGAATGCACCATGCCTTCAGGTGACGCTATCCCTACATCGTGGGAAGAGATCAAGTCAGCCGTTGAGCATATCCCCGCTGACTGTTCCCGTGAAGAGTGGGTGCAAGTGGGCATGGCGATCCACTGGGCAGCTACTCAAGCAAACCAGAACGACTATGGCCTGCAACTCTGGAATGACTGGAGTAAACAATCGGCTACCAAGTACCCCGGCCCCCGCGATATGCTGCATCAGTGGGAATCGTTCAAGACCAACAAACCCTCAGCTATTCGTCCGGGCTCGCTTTTCCACATTGCCAAGCAACACGGATGGTTCAAGCCTGCCCCCGATGTCGCATCATTGTTCTCTGCACTGGAAAGCCCCGACAAGCCCACCGAGTTGTTAGTTGACCTTAAGCCCCTGCCCCCGGTCATGGACTTGTCACTATGGCCTGCTGTGCTGTCGCGCCGTGCCACCGAAGTGAGCGAAACGGTTGGCTGTGATCCGCTTATCCCCTTGTTCGCCGGCCTTGGTGCTGTCTGTGGTGTCGTTGATGCCCAATCGAGATTAGAGCTTGTGAAGGGCTTTAAAGTGCCGCCCGTGCTTTGGTTAATGACCATCGGGCCACCTGCTGGCAAAAAGTCCCCCGGCTCTAGCCCCATGCTGGCCCCCATTAGGTCAATCGAGATCGAAGACCGCCCACGGTTTAAAAAAGAACTGCTGGACTGGCAGGGTCTTGAGGCCATGCACACCAATAGCATGAAAGCGTTTCTAGAGTTCTCAGGTGGTGCTGACAGTATGCTGGGCGCTGACCAAGCCCCCATCGTCAACGAACTGCCACCCCAGCCCGTCAACCTACGCATCACTGTTGAGGATGTCACCAGTCAGAAGCTGATTCGATTAGCTGCTGACCGTCCCCGTGGCCTGCTCTGTTACCTTGACGAAATGAACTCATGGGTAAACAAACTGACTGACCGGGCCAGTGGTGAGGATCGTTCAGCATGGGTGCGTGCTTATGAGTCCAGTCACTATGAAATGGATCGAGTGGCTGCTGGGTCAATCACTGCTGACAACCTTGCCGTGTCCATTTACGGGAACATTCAGCCCCAAGTCTTTAAAGAGAATTTAGCGAATATGGCAGGGGATGGACTGATCCAACGCTTCATTCCCTGCGTGCTTAATACCAATCTGACTCGTCCATCAGTCGAAATCCCCGACTTTCTCTTGAACGAAGCAGCATGGGAACAAACCCTACGAATCATCTATTCCCTGCCCATCACGGCTTACACGTTATCCCCTGAAGGCAAGGCACTCTTTCAGGAATTTCAGCTTTGGTACGACAAACAGCGTCAGGATGAGCAACTATTACAGTCCGACGATACCTTCATGACTGCCTTCGGTAAGATAGAGGGCCTTGCAGGGCGGATTATGTTGGTTTTCCACCTTATGGAGTCACCCTTTACGATGTCGCTCTCTGCTGACCTTGTAGCCCGGTGTATACGCATTGCCAAAGAATACCTAATCCCGGCATTCCGTTATGCGCTATCCGATTTGGGTGGTATGTCCAATTTCGACACTTGGGTGCAGGAATACATCATTCACCATGCCGATAAGGAAACCTTGACGCTATCCGAAATAAAACGCTCAGGCAGGCGTCAACTGGGCAAGACAAACGGATTCCAAGCGGATCAAATGGTTGTCAACGCCCTTTACGCACTGGAGAAAAGCCGCTGGGTGTTGAGGCTTGATGATGGTTCAAAAGAACATCAGCACATTGCAACATGGGCTATTAACCCGGCTCTGAAAACCCAGTTCAGCGACTATCGAACCGAAGTGATTAACGCGAAACAACGCAGGCTTGAAGAGATATACAAACTGAGCACGAAGGAGAAACCTAAGGTGAAGGGTTATCAAGCATAAAAAAAGCCCCGCAAGGGGCTTTTTAACGTCTGCATGGGGCTATCTCGCAGGCATGAATTGGGCGTGCATATCGGGGGCCATCACTTCTAGCATCTCGAGAATGTCAATCAATCGAATAGTCGCAGGGGATACGGTACGCGTTCCGTTCTCCCACTTGATCACTGCATGGCTTGAAACGTTAAGCATATCGGCGCACTGGTCAACGCTTAGGGATAACCGGGTGCGCAATTCCTTGATGCGGTTTATAGGCGTTTTAAGGGGTTTTGTGGTTGTCATGGTGTATCTGGGTTAAAGGTTGAAAACAAGGGCTGCAAGTGCCGCTATAAGGGCCACAAATAGCGTCAGCATGGGTCGTTACCTTCTAAGCGTGCAATATGGGCTTTTAAGTCCTCAACTTCGCAGGTCAACGCGTCCACTTCAGTTTGCATATCAACGAGTCGGGCAAACAACCCAGCTATCTGCAAATTGCCGATTGTGTAATGTACGGCTTCAATTTCGGTATCAGTCATTTCAATACTCATTTTGATTCCTTAATTGTGAAGCTGTCAGGGGTTAGCGTTTTATCCATGAGGTAACCTTTGGCGCAATAGTCAGGGGCTAGTACCTTGATCCAGTGCTCTGCCCGGTCACGGGTTGCGGCTATACAGTGAACCGCTAACGGGTTTAACTTTTCAATTACTTTAAACATAGTCATCCTTTAATTGTTCAAATGGTCGTCAAGTATCAAAATGCAATCGAGTAGGGCATCCCCTATCTTTTCATTCTGAGGGAACCAATTGGACAGTGCATTCAGGCAGGCCAATAGGTCGTGGTCGTCACGCACGGCGCGAAGTGATGCTAATAGTTGAGCTTGGATCATTTGGAAAGCCCGATACCGTACATCAGCGCGCTTATCTTGTCGGACAGCTCACGCGCTGGGCCGTGACCGCCGAATATATCGTTTACTCCAGTACCGCCCGACGCGCTCATTCGGTGCAGTGCGTAACCCCCGTAAGCGCATGATAGGCAATACACGCCGGGGTTACCGCCGATAACTTTGTCCGTATCGTCAACACGATAAATCGGCACGCCATCCAAGCCAACTAGGGTATTAAGGTTTTTGATTTGAGCTTCGAGAAACTTTTGAGTGATACGCATAAATTGTCCTAACGTTACAGTGAGCCAAAATTGACCCCGTAAACCCCCAATAGGGGGCTTACAGTGGAAATCTTAAACGGCTACATTGTCCAAGTAGGTGACACCCTTGCAAGTGCTAACCTTTGCACCCAGTGCACGCAAGCGCGATTTAGTGGTGACGCTAGGCCACTTGCGCAACGTGTATTTGTTGACCATCACAAATCCGGTTTGACTGTTTACGTCAGCGATATGATTATTGTGTAGATACACTGCACAATTTACCCCGTCGATTGATGACACCGTGGTATTTGATCCGTGCCATGTTGAACACGTTGAAACGGCGTTTAACATTTGAGTTTCGATTTTGCGCATAAATTGTCCTAACGTTACAGTGAGCCAAAATTGACCCCGTAGCCCCTCAGCAAAGGGCTACAGTGGAAATCTTAGGGCTTGATTGGAGTTATTACTTTACCCATGTGATCCGCTTGATCCAAGGCTTCGAATAAGCGATCAGCGAGTGCGTGCCAAACCTTTGAACCCAGTTCATGCACGCCCTCAAGCGAGACGGCCATTGCGCGGGCCTTTTGAGCGTTGGTGTGTAGGTCATTGCGCATAGTGTCGAATTGTGTGTTGTTCATGTTATTTAGTCCCCATGATCCGCACGCGGTCAGTGCGTGCAAAGTAAAAAACGCGGTCAACGTTGACCAGTAGCGCGGTACGTGTGGACTGCTTCACGCACTCGTTGCCGTTACAAACAAAGCGAGTACCAATTGGGAGGGATGCAAAAATTGTACTCATGTTACAGATTCCAAGATTGAGTTAAACAGTCGAAGTACGCAAGCATCAGGCAGAGACTAGCGGCTAACGTGATAGCCGTGAAAATCAGGGGGAGAGCGAGAGAGCGGATCATTTTGTTTACCTTACGTTACATGGCGACTTTGCCATGAGTCCATTGTAACCCATTGGGTTGATGTTTTACGGTTTAAACGATATAAGTTTCTATTGAACCCACTGGGTTGATTGATTATGACTATTCAGCCAGACTGTGACAATGTGACTTTATAAATGGATATGCGTTTTAGGAAAACTGGAAAATCAGTTCGTTTAAAAAAAGGTGTTTGAAATATAAACCGCGGGCGCGGAGGTTTTTTTGTCACGTTACCTCACTCGTTGTCACAATTGAACCGAAAAGTGTTGTTTCTATGCAACATTTAGCCCAACGGGTTGAAACCCAACGGGTTAATGCAACCCAACGGGTTAATGCAACCCAATGGGTTAAATGGGCTACTGTGACAACTGTGACTGAGGATTTTACTGTACATTTATACAGTGACCCATTGGGTTATTGGATTAGGTGGTTGATATAACTC